AGTGCGGCGGCGTTCCTGCGGTGCAGGCGTTCTGTCAATTCAACAACCCTTCGGGCGTGACCAACTGGTTTTTGCAAGGGCGCGACATACCGCGTCACTGGCGCATGCTCTTGGAAAACAAGGTAGCGGCGAAATGAGATGGATTGCATTGTTGGTCATTTGTGTCGCGCTGGCTTTTGTGCCGTGGAGACGCGTTTATTTACGCATTAAGCCATACGCTCTACGCGTGGCTATTGGTGTTGTTTTGTTTGCGACGATTGTCGCTGTGACTTTTAATATTGGAGCTTTGAAACTGCTATGAAAAACAAACTTGTCGCCGCTGCCGCCTTGGCGTTTGCATTCACCGGATGCACACAAATCGACACTGGGAACGTAGGAGTAGAGCGCACTCTTGGCAATGTAAAGATGGACGAATTGCAGCCGGGAATCTATCAAACACTAACCAAAACAGTGGACGAATTCACTGTAAAGGAGATTCTGTTGCCGGTCGAGAATTTGCGACCGAAATCAAGCGACAATCTCACGATGCAAGACGTAGACGTGGACGTGTGTTACAAAACTGCACCGGGCAAAGTTGCAGAGCTTTTCGTTAAGTATCAAGGTGACGTGTCCAAAGATAAAGGCGGCGACTTGATTGTCGCGCATGGTCGCGTCGTGCGAGAGGCGCGCGAAGCGGTGTACTTCGCTGTTTCCAAGTTCGACGCTACAACCGTTCACGCCAAGCGAGCGGAACTCGCCGAAGAAATCACAAAAACAATGCAAAAAGGGCTTGAAACAAGCGACCCCGGCGCGTTTGTCGTAACTACAGTAAACGTTCGCAATATCGTGACAGATGCCGCGCTTGAAAAGTCTATCCAAGAGCGTGCCGCTGTTGACCAACAAATTGCTGCAAAACAGAAGCAAGTCGAGCTAGCGAAGCAAGAGGCCGAACGCCGTCGCGTCGAGGCCGAAGGCGAAGCCCGCGCAAATCGCATCATTGCCGAAAGCGTCACGCCAAACTTGATTCAGTACAAGCGCATTGAAGTTGAACTTGTCGCGGCCACAAAAACAACATCGGTTGTGCAAGTGAACGGCGGCGCTAGCGTGCTTGCGGATGCCCGCAAGTAATCAGCCAAACCGTGACTAACCAACTCAGGCCGGACGTATTCTGATGACCCCGTTTCACTGGATGGCCTTTCTTTGCGTCATCGCCGTAATCCTTTTTGTCGTGACCGTATGGCTCGACCGTAACGAATAGCGGACGACCCCTCCCGCTGCCGTGATCGCTCTCACGGCTTTGCATTCCTCGGAGTGCATTTTTTAAGGCATCGCATGTTTCCCTCCGGCATGCGGTGCCCCAAAAAATTACTAGGTGCCATTTTTTTAAGCTTGGCGGTTTCTTGGAGTGGCACCTACTAATTTAACTGCTCTGGGAGGGCATGGTATGGAGTACGAGGATTTTATCGAATCAAAATCAAAAAAGATGGAGGCCGTAGGGTTTTCATCTATTGACATCAATCCGATGCTGTTTGATTTTCAGCGCGCTATTGTAGATTGGGCTTGCAAGCGAGGGCGCGCGGCGATCTTTGCCGATACTGGCCTTGGGAAAACGCCGATGCAAGTGGAATGGGCGCGGCAAGTATCAAAGCATACCGATGGCCGTGTGTTAATTGTTGCGCCTTTGTGCGTTGCGCAACAGACGGAAGAAGAAGCGGCGAAATTTGGGGTTTCGGCGCGTTACCTACGCAAAGATAACGACGAGCAAGACATTGTGATTACGAACTATGAAATGCTCGATCACTTTGACCCGTCTGACTTTGCGGGTGTAGTCCTTGATGAAAGCTCAATTCTCAAGAGCCACGACAGCAAGACGCGCGCAAAGATTATCGAGATGTTTTCAGGCGTTCCATACCGCCTGAGTTGCACGGCTACGCCTTCGCCAAACGATCACATGGAGCTTGGCAATCAGGCTGAGTTTTTAGGCGTCATGACTGCTGTAGAAATGCTGGCGATGTACTTTGTGCATGATGGCGGTGATACCGCGCAGTGGCGCTTAAAAGGCCACGGCAAGGGCAAATTTTGGCAGTGGCTATCGACGTGGGCAGTCTGTATTAAAAACCCTGCTGATATTGGGTTTGACGGCGATGCGTATATTCTGCCAGCGCTCAAGATGCACGATCACGTAATCGACATTGAGAAGCCACTAGATGGGCAGTTATTCTCTGGTGTTGCGCAAACGTTGACAGAGCGTAGAGACGCGAAACGCGAATCAATGTCTGAACGTGTCGCATTGGCTGCAAAGCTGGCAAACGAGACAAAAGGCCCGTGTATTGTCTGGTGCCATTTGAACGACGAAAGCAAGGCGCTAACTGCAGCAATACCTGACGCCGTCGAGGTGACCGGGAGTATGAGCGCTGACGAAAAAGAATCGGCGATTATGGACTTCACGCACGGCGCAAAGCGCGTCATTGTGACCAAAGGGTCTATCGCTGGGTTCGGCATGAACTGGCAGCATTGCGCCGATCAGGTGTTTGCTGGTATGGACGACTCGTTTGAGACGTTCTATCAATGTATTCGTCGTTCGTATCGCTTCGGGCAAAAGCGCGAGGTCAATTGCCACATTATCAGCGCATCAACAGAGGGCGCGGTAACAACCAACATTCAACGTAAAGCGGCGCAAGCCGAAGAAATGGCTGTATCCATGATGGAGCACATGGCCGAATTTACGAAAGCACAAATCAAAGGGGCGACTGTGGAAAAGACGGAATACAAAACCGATCAAGCTGGCGACAATAACTGGACGATTCATCTTGGCGATTGCGTAGAAGTCGCGCGCGGAATGCCCGACAATTCAATCGGCTATTCAATATTTTCGCCGCCTTTCGCATCGCTCTACACGTACAGCAACAGCGACCGTGACATGGGCAATTGTGCAACGTATGACGAGTTCTACACGCACTTCACGTTCTTGGTTGACGAGCTTTTGCGCATCACTCAACCGGGGCGGTTGCTATCGTTCCATTGCATGAACTTACAGACGAGCAAGTTCCGTGATGGTGTAATTGGATTGCACGACTTTCGCGGCGAGCTTATTCGGATGTTCGTTGAAAAAGGGTGGATTTACCATAGCGAGGTATGCATCTGGAAAGACCCAGTAACGGCGATGCAAAGAACGAAAGCGCTCGGCTTGCTTCATAAGACGATTCGCAAAGACTCGTCAATGTCTCGTCAAGGCATCGCCGATTATCTGGTGACTATGCGTAAGCCTGGAGTCAACGAAACGCCAATTTCGCACACGCATGAAACATTCCCCGTGCAGTTGTGGCAGCGCTACGCATCGCCGGTATGGATGGACATTAACCCTAGCAACACACTGCAATTCAGAACGGCGCGAGAGTCGGACGACGAACGACATATATGCCCATTGCAGCTGGAAGTGATCGAGCGCGGCATGGAGTTGTGGAGCGCGCCCAACGATCTGGTTTTTTCTCCGTTTACTGGTATCGGGTCTGAGGGCTATGTCGCTCTGAAAATGGGGCGTCGCTTTGTAGGCTCTGAGTTGAAGAAAAGCTATTTCGATTTGGCTGTACGCAACTTGCAAGACGCAACAAAGGAAAACACGCAGGATTTATTCTCGGAGGCAGCATGAGCACTAAAAACCAATGCCTAGCGATAGTCGCCACGTTCAAGAACCGCTGGTTCGATACCGGCATCGCGTTTGACCATTTTGGAGGTCGGTCATGAGGAAATGTGAAAAACGTGTTGCTCAGTATTGGATGAACGCATGAACGTTCTATTTGAAACCGGCCAAGCCGGAGCCGTTGCCACAACGCATGACTGGCTAACGCCGCCTGAAATTCTGCAAGCGCTCGGCCCTTTCGATTTAGACCCATGCGCATCGCTATATCAGCCGTGGCGCACAGCGACGAAGCAGTACACGATTGAAGATGACGGCTTAAAAAAGGAATGGCGAGGGCGCGTATGGTGCAACCCGCCATATGGCGCGCATGCGCAACATTGGCTTCGCCGATGCGCTTCGCACAAAGACGCAATTGCGTTTGTATTCGCGCGCACGGACACGGTAGTTTTTCAGGACTTTGTATTCCCCCATGCCTACGCGATGCTGTTCTTGCGCGGGCGCGTTTCTTTTAGGCTGCCAAACGGCGACAAAGCGGGGCCAGCAGGCGCTCCAAGCGTATTGGTTGCGTTCAACGAAACCAATGGGGCCGCATTGATTCGTAGCGGTATCCCCGGAAGCTATGTGTGTTGGAGCACCAAAACGCCAATGGACAAAAAAGCATGAGCACAAAAAGCCAATGCGCCGCAATTATTGCGACGTTTAAGAACCGCTGGTTTGACACCGGAATAGCGTTCGACCATTTGCGCGTGCAAAGCATCCATCGCCGATTGTCAGACCTAGAAAGCATGGGCTACACGGTAGAGCGCAGGAAGCATCCGACGATTAAGCGCGCCAAGACGTACCGTATCACGGGAAAGGCAGCGTAATGGAACACGCCCGCCACCTAATCAACGAAATGCTCCACCGCAAGCGCGAGCGCGCAAACGTTCAGCCAGTCAAACGACCTGAGCGCTGCAACACGTTCTTAGCGACTCAGACGGTACTGCGGATGATTCCGCAAGAAGGTGAAATCT